TTTACGCTTTTTGCTCATCGCCATGTTTAGTACAGGCGTATCATCTTTTACGCGGTTAGACACATCTAGGTCTAAGTCTTTGACAACGATATCAGAACCATAAGCTGTTGTACCGTTACCAATTTGTGATGTTGTAATTTCGGCCATGAAAAATCTCCTTATTTAATATTTTATTTGGCTGTTTGTTTTGTTATCTGTGCATTTCTTCTTGCCTCAGACCAAGGTTTACCTTTATTACGAGTATCACCCATCATTAACTCACTTTTCTTTTTGCGAGCCTCTATTGAATGACTATTAGGATATGTACGACCTTTTTTGGCTGTAGACTTACCTAATCTTTGTTCTCGTTGTAACTCCTTAGTTTCATCCTTCATTGGAATACCTGCATTCCATCCAGGTTCGGCTAATGTATTATTATGTTTGTTAAAGGATCTATTATCATTTTTAGCATTAAAAAGTTGTAAGATTTCAGTTTCTAAATCAAACATTTCCTTTCTATTACCAAATTCAATAATAGTTCTTTCCCAATCATCAGAGTTATTTAATATCAAACTTTTTATTGGGCTTGAACATATATAACCATCATCAACTGTTCCTGTATGTAATCCAATGTACCAATTAAGACTTGGCTTATGAACCCACTTATATACAAAACTATTCATCTCAACGACCACCTCTTGCTGCACGAATATTTCGTAATTGTGCCATCAAGAGATTGTCTGCGGCTTTTTTATCACCGCTCTTGGCTTGTTCACGAAGTTTATTTATGTCATCACCACCACTGCTCCTTTGGGTGCTTGAACTGCTACGTCTTTGAGTTAGTGCTGCCATGCTAGATCCTGCAGGACGTGTAGTTGGTTTGTCTCTATAGCGTAATCCATCACGTATTAATGAAAGCAATGCTTCATCGCTACTGATTAGATCAATATTAGGAATACCTGGAACAATTTCTTTCTTGGATTCTGGCCATAGTTTAGAAACTTTATCACGTAATTCATTAAAAACATATTCATTTTTCAATTCTTTGTCTTTGAAATTCTTACGATTCTGTTCTACCACGTGACTAACTTGCTGCATACGTGCTTGTCTGAACTCATCAACTGCTGGCTTCAACTGACTAATGGTCTGTTGTTGCTGGCGAATGTATAATTCATTCTGCTGCATACTAGCTTGAATCCTTGCAACTTGTGCAGGATCAGTAGTTCGTGCCAATTGTTGCTGAAACGTTGACTGATAACTTTGAGTTTTCAAAATCTCATCATATGCTTCTTTAAGTTTTGGCTGAATGGTAAATTCCATTGCTAATGTCAAACCTTCTTGTCTTGCGCGGGTCTCATTTAAGTATTCGTCAAATTCGGCTCGTTCAATTTTAAGTTGGCGTGCATCTTCGCTTATCGCTGCTCCTTGACCTAATATACTTGCGGCTTTTTTAGCATCAATAACAATTTCTTTACCATTTCGCATGAACTTGAACTTAGCGTTCGGGTTCGTTTCTGCAAAATCAATAAAGTCAATTAATTCTTCTGCTGTACTATCACTACTATCATTGCTTACCTCTAGAGGGGCTTCTGACTCGTGATCGCCATCTTCAATATACTCGTCACTGGTTTCAGCAACTTCTGGCTCAACGTTTCCGTCTTCTGGTGCCACAGGGCTTGAAGTTTCTGCCGATTCTTCACTACCTGTCTCAGTCTGTTCAGTAGCTCTAATTTGATTACGCAGTGTGTGTTCACGCATTGCGGTCATTTTAGCAGCTATGGAGTCTAAACTAGGAACTGCATTTGTCTCAGGGGCCGCAGCACTTGTGCTGTTAGGACTGATTACGTCTGTCATTTAATTTTTCTTTCAATGTTATTCTTGGGCGATATTATCGTTACCAAGTTTATTTTTCAAATAAACAGCTTTTTTAAGGCTGTTCACGAAATTATCAATGCCGGCGAGTTCATTACTCATCGCTATTCTTTGTGCATTATCTTCTGGTTGATGCCCTCTTATACTTGCAAGACTATCAGCCATTTCAAATTTGTAATGATGAACAAACATTGCAAAATCTCTGTTCTTCAATAGGTTTTCCGCTTGACTACCGTAATTTCTAATCTTGTCTTTTTGACTAGGTGTTAACTTGTTAACATTACTGTAGTCTAGCGTTAATCGTGAGTTGAAAAAATCAACTGTATTTTCATCAATCATTTCATTTCCTTGCTAATTCAATATTTATCTTTTGAAAATATTAATAAACTTTTGGATTACCTTGTGCCATTGCCATAAAGTCTAATTGATCTTTTGCATTTGAACCTGTAACTTCTGCAATTATTTGTTTTGCTTTTGTTTGGTTCAATTGTGCAGCACTTAGATCCTTTTGATCTTGTGGGCTTGGTTGTCTGTTTTTAGCAGCAGCCTGACCTTGTTTAATCATTTGCATGACTTCATCATCATTTGGCAAGTATGTATCACAATCTTTGACACCAAGAACATACAATGTATCAGCAAATGGTTTCTTGATTTTCTTGTACATTTCTGGAGTCAATGTACCTGCACCAACCATACCTTGAACTGTAGTGTACAATTCAGTTTGGCATTTTTGAATGATTTGTAAACGGTTTAATGCGTTTTCTTCACTCATCATACCTAACGCTAATTCTAAATGTATTTCTTTACGGTCACAGAAGTTCATGTCATCCCATGATTCATAGTCTAAGAATACTGGCTTTTTGTCTGGGTGAAATGATTGTGCTAATTTCTTAACACCATAATCATCACCATACTGAATCAATGTTCGCCATACTAACCATAATGCTTCACGCAAACCTTCAGCAGCATTACGTACTGTGTTGTCTTGGATAATTTGGTTAGGACTCAATGCAAGTTGCAATTTGATACCACTATTGCCAGCAGCCATAACTTCAGGATTGAAAAGATCCTGAGGTGTAGTCATACCAACCATAGCCATTGTATCTTGCTGAATGCGAGTCATTGCAGTTTCCAAGAATTGTAAGTTTCCGCTTGGAGGAGGAATTTGATAAATGTCTTTTGTTGGATCAAACTTACTGTCCAAAATAAAGATTGCAGCTTCACCATCTTGAATCATTTCAAAGTCTAGTTTGTCTGGCTTGACACCGATACGTGGTGTAGCAGTCAATAGACCCAATTGAATTTCAGCACGTGCAGCACTTGTATTGTATTCTTGCATTGGAATCACAGATTCAGCAATACTCATACCATAGAAGTTACCTGGTAGTGGTTTTGGACACATGTTAGCAACAGGAATAAATTCAACTTCTCTTGCACTGATAATGTATGTTCCACTATAAATCAATTCAATCAATTCAAGTTCACCATCACCGTCAATATCATAACGGTTCCAAACTGTAACAACTGAAACTTGACGACTATCTGGGTCAGCACTTGCAGCACTATTAACTGGAATACCCATGATAGGTACACTGTCACGTGCATGAATTGCTAAGTTGTTTAATACTGAACCTGCTTGATAAGCACCGTTCATGTTGTATTCTGCATGTTGTTCAAATTCTTCCAAATCAATGCCTGGATATAACTCAACTGCTTCTTGAATTGACATTGGATCATAATAACCACAGAATGGTTGATCTTTGATTTCTGGAACTGTAGGATCACAAATCCAAAAATGTTGAGCGATTGGGTGAAACTTGACGTTGATGTTGTAACCAGTCAATTTATATTTTGCACTATAAATTGTGTTACGGCGAATTGCTTCATTAATAATTTCTTGTTGTTGTTCAGCTTTACCAGATTGAATTTCTTGACGTTCTTGATCCATTGATTCTGGAGTTTCGTCTTCATCAGGTAATTCTTGTAAACTTTTGATATGTTCGTTTAATATTGTACGAGCATGTTCTTTTTCATGCTCACCTAATAATTGTGCAACTTCTGCAATTACATTTTCAAAGTCAACTGTTAGTTTTCTACGACCTTGGCGCAAACTTGTAAGTCCACCATCTGCTGCTTGTTGTTCAAAAGCACGTAATTGTTCTAGTGTACCTTGTGTTTCAACATAACGGTCAATTTTCTCACGCACTGGTTTAATCATCATCATGCCGTTTTTGTGCATGTTTGCGTCCATGATCCAGCGTTCTAAGATAAAGTGTGGGTCGTTCATTTGATTAACGACTTTACTAACCATGTCAGTTGCTTGTCGTGCTGCTACTTCATCATCTTCTGTATCAGCTATAAATTCAA